CCTCCAACTATAGGAAGACCTGTCATTTTAGCTAAACCTTTATCGGCAAAATTTATCATTCCTAGCATTGCACCCTTGAGAGAGTCTCCATAGAAAAGCAAGGCTGTTCTAGTAATTCCTATAGCTGCGCTAAATGCGAGCATGCTTCCAGTTATGATAAGTAGAGCTCTTCCAAGCTCGGTATCTAATACAGTAGTTAAGACTTTTAATATAGTAGTTAAAGTTTCAAAGAAAATAGTAATAGCACCAGAATCGGTAAATACTTTAATTAGTTTTGCAAACTCTTCAATAAATCTGCCTAGAGCAGTTAGAGCTCCTCCTTCTTGACCAAGAGAGACTCCAATTTCATTAAAGGTTTTAACTGCATTTTGCAAAGAAATTATGAGATCGCCAAAACCAGGAGTTGCTGCTATTTGAATAAAACCTAAACCTATTAAGCCAATAAGATCTAGCAACTCTGTGAAGTTAGTAGTTAAATCTGCAAGGAACGTTTTAAGCTCTCCACTTTCATTAAGAGCCTTAGTTGTGTCCTCCCAAGCTTTAGTTACATCTGTAAACCACTTTAGGAATATATCTGCTGCTCCACCTGGAGCCACTGTCGCAGTAATAATAGTTCCAAATGCGCTAAAGGCGTTACCAAAACCTTCTCCAAGCTTTCTAACTATATCTGTAGCTGTCTTAAATGTATCGCTAAGCTCTCCTGTAGCTTCTTTAAGCTCTACAGTTTTTCTAAAAGCTTCTGCTTTCTTTTCAATAAACTGTGCGAATTCAATTGTGTAGGGGGTAAACGCTGCTTGGAGTGTTGTAAAAGCTGATGCAAGGTTAATAAACGCTCCACCTAAAGCATCAATAATAGGAACAAAAGAGTCAAATATTTTGTTTATCTCTTCTTGCTTTTTAGGTGTTGTAAATACTTCTGCAAACTCAAGAGCTAACTCTCCAAGCTTTGCAGCAATTCGTACTAAAGCTCCTTCTAGACTAGAAGGTGAATTTGGATCTAAATATGTATCGTAAAGAAGCTTTACTGCTTCTGTAAATTTAGGGAAGAAAGCTTCCTGAAGTTTTTTACGAAGCTCTTCAAGAGCATCTTTAAGACTAAGAATGTATTTAACAAAGTCTTGAGCAGCTGGTGATAGCTTGTCTAAGGCTGCTTGGTAATCATCAAAGCCAGAACCTTTAGAGGCATCAGCTACAGCTTTAATAGCAGCCTCTACTTCTCTGTTTGCAAGCTCTAAAGCACGAAGATTTTGACGATCTACTTCGCCACCAGCTATCAGAGCATCTTGGGCCTTCTTAAGATCCTCTAATGCTTCTCTGTAAGAAATAGTTGATCTTGCAGCATCTATCTGAGCATCGCTTTCAGATCTTTGAGCGTCTGCTAGTTTTTCTTGTGCAGCAATTACTAATCTATTTCCATCTACGCCTTCACGATTAGCTTTTGCTGTTGACTTACGAAGATCATTGTTTTTATCAATTGCACGACGAAGATTAAGATCTGCCTCAGCAAAAGCAAGCTCAGCCTCACGACGAGCACGGGAGTTAGGTGGAAGGTCTTGAACACGCTGTAGAGAATCACGAGCTTTTTCAAACTCAAGTCGTGCTTTCTTTTCGGAGATAACTCCGCCTTCAAGCTCAAAGCGGAGTTGCTGAATTGCTTCTTTAGCATCTTCACGAGCTTTTGTAACTTCCTCAAGAGCTTTTTCAGTGTTTTTAACAGCATCTTGATAAGATCTTTCAGCTCTTTCAACAGCAAGAGCTGCATCTGCAACTGCAATAGCTGCATCAGATTCTGCTTCAACAGCATCTGCTTTTCTCTGGTTGTTTTGACGTACAGTGTCATCTAAGTTGTAATAAGCATCTGCCAATCTTTCATTTGCTGCGGCAAGTCTGTCTGCATCTGCTGCTGCGTTTTGTCCTACCTTTGCACCAGCACTGATAGCTTCTCCTACGCCACCAAATGCTGCTCTAAGTACTCCAGCGGCAGCAGCAACTGCTAAAAATGCACCAGATAAACCAAGGAGAGCAGGTGTGGCTGCTCCAGCTATAGAGACTAAGACTCCAAGACCACCAATTACTGAACCTATAGCTCCACCAACTGCAGTTAGCGCTGTTGATAGAACATAACCAGCTCTAACTAGCCCTAAAAACTTTTGTCTTGCAGCAGTAAATCTATCTACATCTGCTTGAGATAAAGACTTTCCAAACAAAGCAGCGACATCGCCACTACTTTTCTTAAACCCTCTAGCAAAACCAGATCCAGCATCAGATCCAGCACGCTCACCTACTCTATCTACACCATCGAAAGCACTTTGTATGTCTCTTCTTACGCCAGTAGTGATGGCACGAACAATTACCGATGCTTCACCTACAACCGCCATGCCATCACCTCCTAGCTACCAAATGGTGCATCTAATATGTCTCCGAAAGGTTTTTCGGAGTTAGGATTGAAGTCTGTCGGTGGGACATAAGACTTCGTTGGTCCCTTTTCGGGATCAAATGGTTGAAAATCTTCCTCGAAACCACTTGCGTTAGTTTGAGAAAAACCTTCCTTCTTTGAAGATGAAAATCTATATTCTTTTTGATATAGACTCTTGTAGATAATGCTTCTAGCTTTATCTCTAGCTTCTGCTTGTTCAGCAGTAGAGACGTTGAAATCAGATTCCATATAGTAATGAAGGACATCTAACATGTCTGACATATCCATACTCTCCAATCTCAATCCTTGCGTTAAAGCTTTACCGTTTATATAAGGCCAGAGGTCTACTGCCCACTCTGAGATTGCTCTGGCCCCTGCATAGGGCGGCCTGAATACTGTTCTACTAGCCAAGCGGTAATTTCGCCTAGAGTTTCTACAGTTACAATCTTTTCCTTATCATCAATAAGTTTCAAAAATCGCTCATAGCTTTCTGGCAAAAGAGCTTTTGAAAAAATATCTTTAACGGTGTCAGCCGCATCTGTGGCATTTCCACTGCCAGCTTTTGCAACAAGACTTAGAAGCGCATTACCTTGTAGGTTTTTTACGCATTCAAAATCTTCACCGTGAAGCTTAAATGAGATTGGCTCGGTGTTTCTTTCTCCACCAGAACCAAAATCCTTGAATCGTGCTGTCATCAGTTTTCCTTATCTGTCGTTGTATTAATTATATCTTGGCTTTTAGAGCGTCACTTAGGTAACGATTAGCTTTACTTCCTGGATGCTGAACTGCATGTGCATAGACAACTTGACCTCTTGAAACAAACCTAAGCATTTTTCCGCTTTTTGGGGTTATTGTTCGAGGAGAAGTTCCTTCGTGGTGAGCTAATGCGTAATCCAAGGTTGACCCAACCCAGATACGTTGTCCTCGAGGATCTCTCATATGTCTCATATGAATAGAACTACGAAGATTTCCAGTTCTTACACCTACCATTGCTCTGGCAACTGTAATTATTTCATTTCCTTTATCATTTAGAAACCTTCCTACTTCTCCATTTGGATTGTTAAGGAAGTTATCTAAAACCGAGTTGTAAAACTTAACTTTGGCCATTATGGAACCGCCATAGTTATAGTCATACTTACTGTTTGAAACCCGCCCTCAGGAGAGCCAGTTTCTACTGTTGCAATAACTCCAAGACCAAAACTTGCTGGATCCCAGCGGTCTAGTTCTCTTGCGCTATCCAACAGAATCCATGCATCGTATGCAGATATTTCAGATCCATCTTGGATTGCATCTGCTGATGGAGCTCTACCGTTTGCTCCTACTGTAGGAACTTCACGAGAAACTTGTACAAGAAGAGTAGCTGATCTTGGATCATTGCACCTGCGTGGAGATGTTGCTTCATCTCCTGGAGATCCGATATACATTTGTAGCATTGAAACAACTACTTGCTCACAATCTACTGCTGGTGTTCCAAGAGTCCAATATCTACGACCAGGCAAAGGCATAGTGTAAGAAGTGTAGGTATTGATAACAGCGTTTAGAACGCCCTGCATAAGATTTGCTAAATTTTTAGCATCTGCAGATACTGTACTTGTGTCTATGGTTGTGCCCATTTGTCCTCTTGTCTTTTAGTTTTTCTACTACACAGTATGGATTGGAATTGTTCGTTCGCCAAGCTGCATAATAATATTACCTGAAATAAGCGGAACAATCTCATCGACAGCAGGATTTGCAAGACTTGGACGAACTGCGTACATATCCATAATTCCTGGATCACGAGGACCTATTACATCTAATACCTGCTTATATGTTGCACTAACTCTTATTGTATTTTCTACTCTATCAATAGAGGCAGCATTTGTAATTGTTGTTGTTGTGTTGCTATTAATGTCAGAGAAGTCAATTTGAATAGTCCAGTTATTGTCTGAATCTAAAAAGTCTCCATTGATTTCTGAGAAATAATAAAGATTAGATGTACCGTCTGCAGTTACATATAGATCAAATGCGCTAAGTGGGTAGAGAGGAGAAGCTCCTGTAATACGACGAGCACGAGGTTGATCAGGGCTAAAGACACGAGCACGAGCACGAGCTTTATCAGGATTAACTGTTTTAAGGAAAAGATCTATTGCATAAACGCCAGTCTTTAGTTCATCAATAAAATCTTGATTATCAAGGACTGTGTAAGAAACACCTTGGCGAGAAATCGATGTAACTCGCTGTGGAAGAGCACAGGTGTCATCATCTTCGTAAAGCTTTACAAGCTCTGTAGCAAGGACACGAGCTGCTGCACGACCTGCTGTAGGGGGAGGAGTTCCGTATGTATAGGTAACTTCTACCTGAGATGGAGACCAACCTGCACCAGGTACCCCAAGGATAGTTGAGTGGTCTGACAAATAATACTTATTTGGTTCAATAATATTTCCATCAAGGTCACGAAGAGTGTGTACCTTGATTACCTTGCGTCCACGAAGGCGAACACGAGAATTTGCTGATGTTCCGTCACCCTGAAAGTCATCATCTGCATAGCGATTAAATCCACCAGATGCAATGTTTACAATGTTGCCATCTACTAACACTGGTGTATATGTAAGGCTTGATCCACCTGAGCGAAGGTATGGGTCATACGAGGACACATAACGCTCAGTTACTGTTGTTAATCCGCTAAACTTGCGGCCAGACATTCCCCAAAGAAGAAACGATGCTGTTTTACAAGCTTCATAGGCATAGTCAGAGTTGGTGTATGTACCTAACTCTTCTGGAGTTACCCAAAGATTACTCATATCCTCATCTCGTCTCTAAGTAGAAAAGCGGGCACAAACCGTAGTTGCGAAACCATCGGCCAGTGCCCGCCTTTCTCAGTGAATTAAGCGGTTGGATCCTCTGTTGACGCAATGATGAAGTCAACTGGTAGATCTGCGTTGTAGTCTTCGTTACCTGGAACGTTGAATGAAGATGTTGAACCTTGTGAGGCAAAATCTGTCACTGCAAGGTATCCACGGTTACGAAGCACTGAACCTGCTGGGCTAACTGCTGTAGATGTAACATCTGTTGCAGTCTTTGCATAGCGGAAGGTTGTTGTGCTTGGAACTGCTGTAATTGTGTATGTTCCGTTGAATGTTGAATCAACTGAGCTCACAGTTACGCTCTGTCCTACTTCAAATCCGTGTGCTGAACCTGTTGTAAGGGTTGCAACGTTTGAAGTTAATGCCTTGTTAGTAACGGTCTTTGTGGAGTTATCGAACCAGCGATAGAAGCCCTTAAGACCTGTTGGTGCCCAGTCTGAACGTGCATATGAGTATGAGCGCTCAGAAGCTACTGGATACTCCCAACGACCATCTAGACCAGAGCCAAAAGTTACGTTTCCGAGTCCATAACCTTCGAATGTGGTTGCAAGCATTCCATTTTCAATTACACGGTCTCCGCTTTGGCGAAGCTTTGCGTATGGGAATACCCAGTGGAAGTATGGGTTAGTTGAAGCACGGCGACCATCTGCGACAGCAAATGACCATACTTCAAGAGCAACACCGTTGCCTGAAGGATCATCGCCGACGGAAGGTGCGGCCCAACCGACTGACTTGTTCTGTGGGGATGCAAAAGTTCCGTAGTTCTTACGGAGTAGCAAACCGCCAGAGATTAGTTGTGAAAGTTCTGTATCTGGCTCGCAAATTGCGAGTTCCATTGTGATTCGCTTAAGTGTGTCAGGGGCTTTGTATGACACGCATACAGTGCCGTCTGCTGATTTCTCAACGATTTCGTCACCCTCTTCATATTCAGGGGTGAATGATGTGCGGAGGAACGCCGAGGTTGTGTAGCTGTCTCCTGCACCATTGAGCAGGGTTCCAGCGGCGTCCAGTCTGGTGACTCGGATCGCCACACCTTGGACGCTAGCCGCATAGTCCTGAGTGGCCATTCCAGTGTTCTCCTTTGTTTATTTCTACTAGGTTGTTGGTAGTGCTAGACGAATTGTGTAGAAAAT